TTATGTGGCATATTATAATAGGAAGTTTATTCGGAATAATAGCATTAGGGATACCTATTTTATGGCTTATTTGTATCTCTTACCCCACTTCGTGTCCACCACCGATGACATATGAAGAAGAGATTAAATGGTTAATCTCTTTGGGAATGACAGAACAAGAAGCTAAAGAAATTATTGACACTTATTAAATTATGCTTTTAGAGTTAAAACAACGAGTTAAAGATTTAGAAAAAGAAGTACATGATTTACAGTTAAAAAATCTTCCCTCTATGAAAAGTATTTTATGTACAGAACCATACCAGAATCCATATGATTGTGCTCAACCAATACCATATAAATGTGAATACAGCAATTATTGGAATAAAGAATGGGGGTGGTTATGCCCTGCCCATAATGAATTAAATGAAAAAATTAAAAAACTAAAAATATGAATGTATTACGATACGAAACACCCCAAACAGAGTTTACTAACTATACAAATAAACCTATTGTTTTTCTTGCGGGGCCAACTGTAAGAGGTAATCAGCCTCATTTAACATCGTGGCGATTCGCTGCCATTGAAGAATTTGAACGACAAGGATTTGATGGAACACTCATTGTTCCTGAATTCACTGATAAATTCGAATCAGATCAATACCGATATGATATTCCTGAATGGGAATTCGCGGGATTGAAAATTGCTGACTGTATTATGTTCTGGATTCCTAGAACACGGGAACTAATTGGATTAACTACTAATTGGGAACATGGATATTGGATAGCTAGAGATAGAAGTAAAGTGGTATATGGTCGTCCAAATGATGCCTATAGAATGACATATCTTGATATTATGTGGAGAGCCGATGCCACCGAAAAAAATAATCTTGCTATTGATGATAGAATTTATGATCAATTATCTGATACCGTGGCAGCATCTATTACACTTGCTAAAAATAAACATTATTTTAAAATCAATCACGGGTAAAAAAGAAAACCCGCTCAATTGAGCGGGTTTTCGTGGATTTTTCTTTTCTTCTTTAGCTATTAGTTAGAAACTGAATAGACTGGAAGAGTTGCAGCAGAGGTTGGAGTTAAGCTTGAGCTATAGTGATTGCGATCAATATCTTTCACAATGATGATGTGATAGAAGTTTGAAGCACCCCATAGAGAGTCAATAACACCGTAACGAGTCATCATACCGACATTTGGTGTCATGGTGTGAGGGCTAATTGTTCTCTGAACAAGAACAGGGATGTATGGGCAATACACGATACCTGTGTCATAGAATTCAGAACCTTTGTAACCTAGAAGTGCATATTCAATAGAAGTTGCACGAACACCTGCAAGATACTGCGCTTCGGAACGAGTGTCACGATAGATGTTGAACTGTCCTGCAAGGGAACCAACGCGAGCGACACCATTTGGGTGAACTTGGATGTTGGAACTTACTTCAAACGGACGGAATTCAGGGAGCAACTGAAGAATGGTGCAAACCTTCGGAGTAGCAACGATGAAGTTAGCTGGACCACGACGATTACGAATAGCCATTCTGTTAGCTTCCACAACGATCTTAGCATAGAAGTCTACGCCTCTTTCACCGAACCAGCGAGCATCAGCAAGCTGTGGCTTCCAGACGGAATAACCTGTACCTTGACCTGCATTGAGGGCAACTTGGATCATACGGATAACCATTTCACGGTCGATTTCTGCCTGAATTTCATAGCTCATCGCGTTTGTCATTTCAGCATCAATGTCGATACCATTCATGTTCATCAAGTCTTGTTCAAGTTCCATAGACCAGCTAGTTCCAAGCTTACGAGTACCTGCTTCAACAGCAGTCTTTTCGATCTTAAGAGACATAGTAGGAATATTGCTGCTTGCTTCAAAGTGACTAAGAAGTTGAGCAACACCAGAATCAATAGCTGGGATGGAGAAATCAGAATTACCTGATAGACCAGCAGCGGTGATACCTGTATGTGCGGTGTATAACTTTTGATAACCAGCTTCACCAGAACCTAAATGGTTGGTGTTGAATGGTTGACCGTTAGGATTCCACTTAGAGCTAGATGCTGTACAATTCTTGTCGTCATATGGACTACATGCAAGAGCAGATTGATCATATTGATAACGAAGTGCGAAAGCAAGACCTACTGGACCGCTCATTGGCTGAACACCGACGATTTCATGAGTGATTAACTCAGGGAAAGTACGACGGATCATAGGAATGAGAGTCTTAGGAAGACGTGCATCACCGGGAGCATACCAATCGGAAGAACCCAAAGCATTACCGTATTGACCGTTAACTGTTGGTGCAGTACCAGCGGTACCACCACCAAACGGTGTAGAAGCAAATGCGCCACCTGCAACCATACCGTTTTCCTGAATCACGTTAGGACGTAGGAAACCTTGTTGTTTGAGGTAGTTTTCTTGGTTCTCAAGAATGATTGATGTTGCCAATTGTTTTTGATAGCCCACGATTGGCGCGGTTTGGCTGTCAGTGAATTCGAGTATTTTACTCCATTTATTGATTAGGGAACGCCCACGATCCTTGTTGATAAAGGCTGGGGCACTGTCTACGTATTGTGATGATGGATTTACCATATATTTTATATTTAGTGTTTATCTATTAATTTCGTGAATTAAGAATATTTAAATACATGTCCATCGACGGATTTGTGGATGGAGCAGATATATTCTTTTCAGTACTTTCAATTATTGTTGTTGCATCACCGGAAATTTTAGACCGATCAACGTTAGAAATAGGTTGTTTGTTTTCATTCACTAAAGAAACTTTATTTTTCTTTTCTTGAACCGAAAACATTTCAACAACGTAGTCAAAGTTTTCTTTAACTACTTTTAGTGGTTTATTTGCTAAACGACTACGTACAAATTTTGCTGTATTTAGAGGAAGATTTGCGGTCTTCTCTGCAAGGAATCTTGAAGTTTCTTCGGATGCTTTTGCTTGTTTCAATTCAGCATTTTCACGAATGAGACGATCCACTTGTTTCTTACCATCCACGATGGCTTCTTTAATATTATCTTTAACAAAAGTAGGATCAACTGCAAGAACCTTACGGGCTTCATTTAGAAGATTTGAAACGTGAGTATTTTTTGCAGCTTCTTCTATTACTTGGGAAGGAAGATTCTTGTCAATATACTTTTCCAAAAACGCATCAACGCCTTCTACCAATTGCATCTTGTGCTCCACGGCAGTTTTCTTTAAGAGGTTTTCATAGTTTTCTTTAAGCTTAATAAGCTTGTCCATATGATCTGTGTTGATTTTTTCAACTACAAATTTAATTTTAGCTAAATGGTCTTTATCAATATTTTCTTTGATAACTTTTACAAGGTGTTGCATCTTGTTAGTGTAATCTTCTTCCTGTATCTGTTTAGCAGATTCAACTTCAAGGGTTACACGGGACTCAACTTTTTCGTTGACTTTAGATTCAACGATTGATGCAATCTTCTGCATGGTGTCTTCATTAAAGAGATTTTTATCAATCTGCTCAAAAATAGGTTGTAATTCATTTAACATATAAGGATTATTTATTGAAATAGTTATATTTTCTATTATTTTATCTTCGTTAAATCACTCTTAACCTTCTCCGTTGCATCATTAAATCTTCGATCTACCTTCTGTTTTACAAGATTGTTAAGATTTTTATCTGCATCTGAATAATTCTCCATAGATAAATTATATAGAAACTTCTGAATATGTGATTGGGCTTCGCTAGTCATAATTTAATATTTATTGATTTGTTTTAAATAAAACAATAATTTGCTTAACTTTAGATAATATGTTATGCTAATATCATGACAACGGTAGTTAATTTTCCTCGAAGAACCATGAGAGATTGGTCAACTTATGTCGATCCTGATAAAGCCATTTGGATTGCCATAGGTGAACCGGGTCATGCTCATATGTCTTACGATGCAGTTAGAAATCCATTTTTAGATGATCTGCCTAACCTGCATATCAATTTTTGGGATTTAACTGTTCCAGTACCAGCTATAGGAGGGGATGATAAAGAAATTTTCTTATATCCTCCTAATGAAAAAGACGCAAAAACTATCGTAGATTTCATCTTAGCACATAAAAATAAACATGTGTTTGTTAACTGTCGCGCAGGAAAGTCTCGTTCAGCCGCTGTAGCACAATTCTGTATGGAATTATTGGGATATGAATGGACAGGAGACGGTAGAAGAATCGCCGTTCCAAACACTACATTGTTCAAGTTAATGAAAGAATATTATCTATCATTTAATCCAGAACCAGTCAAAGTTATAGATAAAAGGAGAAAATTTTAATATGAATAAAACAATAAAAGAACGCATTGCAGACGAGCAAGCTACGCTATGGAATTGCTGGCATAATTATAACAATTATTGTGGGGTAATTAATATTGAAGAATTTGGTAAAATTCGATTACTTTATAATAAAATCGAAACAGGACATAAAGCCCGTGCTAAACGATTATTTGATGATCTTTTAGCTGATACTAAGAGTAAATTACCTAGTTGGGTAATTGAATATTTTTATGGTTATACTTTATTTAATACTTTTAATGCATGGCAAAAACATGGTCGTGTTGTTAAGAAGGGTGAGAAAAGTTTCATGAAAAACAAAGAAGGAATTGCCCTTTTTGCAGAAGACCAAACAGTTATTCCTGAACAGGTGAAGCGGGCTAGAGAAACATTAATTAATGCCATTTATAGTGCAAATGAAGATGCTCCATATGATGAAGATTATATAGATTATGATAGGCTCAATAAAGAACTTCAATCATGGAACGGCACAGTTTCTTATCCTCTTAAGAAACAAAAAGAAAAAAATGATCCATATGCATATGAACCACCTTTTGAATATTCAACAGGATATAGTGGTTGATTTTCAAAAAGGATTCTTTGAAAAGAATGATAGTGTCAGGTAAATAGTTGAAATGATTATATTCAATGCGGCACAATTTAAAATTTTCCCACAAGTCAGTGGAATATATAAAATATCATTCACTAATAGTAATAGTGGTAAATGTTACATTGGGTCATCTATTACTATAAGGAAACGATGGATAACACATCTACGTGCGCTATTATGTAATAAACATGTTTCAAAAAAGTTACAATATGCATATAATAAATATGGAAAAGATAATCTATATTTGGAACTTATCGAAGAGTGTAATAAAGATGAATGCGAGCAAAGGGAACAACATTATATAAATTTATACAACTCATATGAGTATGGTTATAATTCCAGACCATGTGCTAGTAATCAAACAGGATTTAAACATTCGAAAGAAACTATAACATCTTTTCAAAAGATGAAGAAAGCACTTTTTGAAAAGTATAAAAAAGAAAATACCGTACAAGTATTACAATTATACAATGATAACTTTTCTATAAAACAGATAAAAGAGATATTATCACTTGGTAAATGTGTCGTTACGCAAATTCTTAAAGATAATAACATCAAAATTAAAAAACGAGCAGATTATATTAAAATTCCGATATATCAATATGATAAATATGGAAACTTTATACAAAAATGGGGGAGTTCATACGAATGTGCTAAAGATATAAATATCTTTGAGAGTAATATTCGACGAAGTTTACGTACCAACGGCATCACTAATGGATTTGTGTTTTTTTACACAGAGAAACAACAAATAGAAGTTGTTAATATTATTAAAGCTAAGAAAGATGAAGATTCTTTAAAAAGACATAAAAATGTCTTCACCGAGGAACGAAAACGTTATATGGGAGAAGTTGCCAAGAGAACCAAAAATCGTTTAAAATATAAGAGTATTCATCAATATAATCTACAAGGAGATTTAATTAAAATATGGGAAAACATATCAGATATAATCCATCATTTTAATCTAACTAATGGTTCAAATATATTTAAAGTTTTAAATAAAGACCATCTTTCATATAAAAAATGTAGATGGAAATGTATTGACATTAAGACAAAAGAATGATATTATAGAAGATGTTCACTAAATCCCCATTACATAATATAAATTACTTGGCAAGTATCGTTAGAGTTAATAATATAAGAAAACACCCTAATGCTGATAAATTATCTATGACTACCATCATAGGAAACAATATCATCATAGGAAACAATATGCTAAATGATGAATTAGTAGTTTTTTTTCCATTAGAATGTGCTATTTCCCAAGAATTTTTATCATATTCTAATTCATTTATAGATACCGCTCTAAATAAAGATAGTAATAAAAAAGGATATTTTTCTAACAGTGGGAGAGTTAAAGCGATAAGAATGCGGGGGCAAAAAAGCGAAGGGTATATTGTACCAGTAGCTGCACTTGAAGTATTCTGTAAAGAAGTACTTGGTAAGACTGTTGAATTTAATTCTTCTTATGCAGGAACTGACTTCGACACAATCGGAGGACATCAGCTATGTAAGAAATACGTCCCTAAAGGTGTTACCGCAAGCAATCTTTCTTCTAAGAAGACTCGCGGAAACGTGAAAAGATATGCTTCTAAATTGGTTGATAACCAGTTCCATTTCCATCAGGATACAAGCCACTTGAAGAGAGAAGTTAATAAGATTTCACCAGATGATTATATTGCTGTGACTGAAAAGTTGCACGGATGTAACTTCATCGTGTCAAATGTATTAACTAAGAGAAAGCTTTCCTTGAAAGATAGGGTTGCTAAATTCTTCGGTGTTAATGTTGCTGATACTGAGTACGGTATGCTTTACTCTAGCCGTTCCGTGATTAAAAACCATGTGATGGACGATGGTAAACTTAACAACAACTTCTATGATACTGATATTTGGAAGATTGTAGCAGATAAGATATTTCCTTCCCTTGCAAAAGGTATCTCTGTAACAGGAGAAATTGTAGGATTTACTCCATCTGGCGCAGCAATTCAAAAGGGGTACGACTATGGTTGTTCGCCGGGGAATCTTGATTTCTGGATTTTTAAAGTAACTTATACTTCCGCTTGCGGTCAAGTGTACGTCTTTTCTCATCGGGAAACTGTAGATTTCTGTAATAAGTTCGGTTTTAAAATGCCTGCAACTCATTACTACGGTAAGGCTAAGGATCATTTCCCTGAGATTGCTGATACTAATCATTGGCATGAAAACTTCCTTAACAAGATGATTAATACCTATCTTGAAAAGAAATGTACACTTTGTAAGAATGATGTTCCAAGTGAAGGAGTTATTTTGAGAAAAGATACTCCTCATGAATGGGATGCATTTAAATTGAAAAGCTTCACCTTCTTAGAAGGTGAATCTAAGCAACTTGACTCCGGTGAAGTTGATATGGAAACTGCTGAATCAGTAGCAATTGAAGAAACTGAAAACTAACTAACTTTTGCCGGTATGGAATCCCCATACCGGCAATTTTTATATATTATGATAGTAAAAACTAATGAAGTATTGCCCGAATCGTTCAGTGATATGCATCCTGTTGGAATTCTATATTATGAAAGACATCGGAAAGAATCAGACCGCCCTGTAAAAGTTACATTGGAAACTTTTGAAACGTTATTAGGATATGAGCCTACATGGTTCAGAGGTACTTATAATGAATATTGTACAATGATGGAAAGAGTTATTAAACAATATGATGATTTTGGAGAAGATGTTTTTGTGGCAGATAAAATTGCTTTTTCGAGAGATAATCCCGAATGGTCTAAATCACAAATTCTGAAAATAGAAAAACTAGAAGGTTTCCATGGTTGGTTAACTGGATATAGTTTACGTGCTGTTCAATTATTTAAAAATTATGAATTACAGAACGAAATCTTATAATCCCAGTGCATGTTGTGGAGATGATTGCACATATAACTATCTTTCAACTGAGGAAAAACCTTGTTGGGGAGATGTTAAAGTAGTTGGTGATGAGAGTGACGGAGATTCTTGGACTTGGCTACATGCATGTCAAGGTCATAAGGATGTATATGATGAAATGGATTATACCTCATATAGTTATGAAAATTATGATATTTGAACCAAAAAATCCTATTCCTGTAGTCACTCCAATGGGTCAAGGTTATGTACTATATATAAAAGAAAATGGAATGCATGAGAATGATGTATGGACTGTTGCATTAGAAAATGAAGGACGAATCATGCATTTTCTTACTAATCAAATCAAAATTCATTACAACAACACATATAATATAAAAAAATGTAAATAATATACATGACCGAACAATTTGATGAATATGTAACTTCTATCTTAGAATCCTGTTGGAAAGGCTACAAGAAAGTAGGAATGAAAAAGAAGGGGAAAAGAACAGTACCAAATTGTGTGCCTGTCCAAGAAAGTTCAACCCCTGCATGGCAACGAAAAGAAGGGAAAAATCCCGAAGGCGGTCTTAATAAAAAAGGGGTAGAGTCATATAAAAGGGAACATCCCGGTTCTAAATTACAAACAGCAGTAACTACTGAACCCTCTAAATTGAAAAAAGGGAGTAAATCTGCAAAACGTCGAAAATCTTTTTGCTCACGTATGAAAGGCATGAAATCTAAATTAACTTCTGCTAAAACTGCAAATGATCCAGATAGCCGCATCAATAAAAGCTTAAGAAAATGGAATTGCTAATTGCTATTAGATTCTACGTATTTTTTAAGTTTTTTGTAGTAATCTGGTCTTTCTTTTAAATGCACAGCAGCTATTTTAGCTGTTTTTAGCTTATCTCCATGCGTAATATCTTTGTGTTCTTTTTCAACATCTATACCCGAATATACTTCTTTTTCACCATATTTAGAAATTAAATCGTTTACAAATTTATCAAATTTTTGTGTCATACGCCGGGGTGTCCCTGAATTAACAAACTAGTTAAATCTCTGATAGCATCAGCAATAGATTCTAATTTGCGGCGATATGTTTTAACTGCTGCTTCACTTGCCGCCATATCCAATTGATCTACTTGTTTAAGTATTTGTTTAGCAATTTTCACTTCGTCGGCTTCCGACATCTCTTCTTCAATTTCTGTAACTTGTACAGGTTGTTGCTGTTGAGTAATACTTAATGCTCCTATCGGGGTGAGCATATTTTCATATATTAATTCTAATTTAGAATGAGTGTTCATATTAATTAAATTTTTGCAAGGAATTTCTGAAGGTTTTCGAAAATATAGGCACGGATTTCATCCGAGTGCTTGGAAGGATACTTGGAAAGACTCTTATCAAGAGCTTCGTATGCGCGGGCGATTTTGCCATCGTCTCCAATAATATATTCTCTATTTTCACAGATTCCGTTAACGAATGCAGTGGAAACAGAAGGATCGAATACATTGTCAACTAAGACAAGAATAGGCATTTTAACACGATTGTAACCATCTGTGCTTTCAGAGATTTGACCTAAACATTTGGTTGACTTACCAAACTTTACACCATCATGAATCAAGGATTCAAGGATTTTACCGGATGGAGTAGAAAGAACAAGAGAGCGACCTAGATAATAATCTGAGTCGTGTTTATCACGCTCAAGAGATACAATTTTATCTGCTAACTTTGTCAAGTCCACATCGGGTTTATCAGAGTGATTGAGTTCGCCCCCGCCCCGATTCTCTTTAACATATTCTCTAATATATGTGTCAACAGCAGGAACCATTTCATCTTCTTCGTAAATACGACGATTCTTGTTCCCTCTGTTCATCATTACATATTGCCCGTTTATATAATACCGTTTTTCCGCATCACGGTTTTCTTGAACCTTCTCAAACACTAGGTCATAATTAGGTTGTTCAATAATTAATTTACGAGAAATCTGCATATATACCATTATTTATTATATACTAGTTAAATTACAAATATCTACCGTACACGGATTGATCCTTTTCAGGTAGTTTGAATTCTTTTTCTGCGAAATCATCTACATCATAATCTTTTCCCGAAAGATCAGGAGGATTGTCGCCTCCCGGTAATCTTCCATATTCTTTGGAATCTGATGTACTCTCGGAGAGGAATTTTTCGAGAGGGGCATTTGGTTCGTAGCTGTAGTCGAAACGCTTAGCAGTCAATCTCCAAACATAATGTTTGCCCATGAAATCTACGGGTTTAATTTTATCATCTTTATCCGTGACTTCAAATACCATAGGAGATTGCCCCAATGGTCTATCACATGCGGAATCATCTATCATGAATAGATCGCCCGCAAGCGGGTATGTTTCTCCTTGTGGAGAACCCCATGCACGGGAAAATTCTGAAATAGGAATATAAATGGTAATATCCGCATCTGACATGATACCAAATTTAGTCAAGAATGTGGTATATGAATTGAAGTCAATAATGGCTTTTACCTTACGGGCAAAGTGATAACCTGATGTAGGGTCTTCTCCGTAAAGGAAATTATGTGTATTGAAATTGTACTTTACAGGTTGATATGATACGGTTTGTCCATAATTATTCACATATTCCTGATATTGTTGGCGGTGATTGCTTTCTATGAAGTTGTTTCCACACTTAGGAACATATAAATTGTCCGTTACTGCCACAGGATTACTGTTTTCGGCGCTCCTGTTGTTCCCCGCAGGGTCAAAGGCATAACCCATTTTAGGGTTGAATGAAAAGTTGGCATTACCGTAAGACATAATATTATTTACATAAATAGTATTATTGTGAATGAATATAATTATAATTTTGAAATCAGTAAGAATTTGAAGATGCTTGAACATGCTTTAGACGATATTGAGATTCGTCGTTATGAAGACATGACAGGTAAAATGACTGATAAAATAAAGGTTAATTTTGTCTATGGACCAAAATCCCGCATATTACAAGACATAAAAGGACAACCAGACACTATAAAATTCCCTGTTATCGGTATGACAATGACAGGTATGGGGCGCGACGATGCCAGAAATAAGAATAAAATACAAGATATAGTATATAAAAATCCACAAGGAGGATATACCAATATTAGTCCTATACCATGGAATATAAATGTTCAATTGAATATTCTAAGTAAATTTCAACAAGACCTTGACCAAATTATTCAAAATATAGCTATTTTCATAAATCCATATTTAGTATATTCGTTACAAGAGCCTAAAACAGGCAAAGAATTGAGAGTAGAAGTTAATTGGGACGGACAAGTTGCTATTGAATACCCTACAGTTGGCGGAGATTTACCTAACGATAAATCATATAGATTAAGTGCTTCACTTAATATGGTTATTAAAACATGGTTATTTAGAACTTCTCAAGACCCCGTTAAACCTATATGCTTTATATATGATGATATAGTCATTACTGATATGCTATCATGTGATTATGATAAATTATCATCTAATACTGCTGATAATGTTACTGAATCCTATTCTATATCAGGAGTACCACAATTGCGCTATATTGATAAATATTATTTCAAAACTACTGATACTCCTACTATTACAGTAGAAGGTGGCGGATTTGAGAGAGTTACTAGTTTATTTGTAAGCGGAAGCGACTCGTCGATGTATCCAATGTCTGCATATAATGCCCCTGATGGATCAGTTTTCAATGGTTATCCTATTTCTGAATATTCAATATTCTCACCACAGAAGTTATCATTTGATTTACCTGCTGCAAAGGTTATAGGATTTACAGATATCATTGCAGTAACAGACTGTGGATGGAGCAGACTTACCAAAGATGCGAATAGATGTAGCCGCTCAGAAAATCCTTACCCAATAAATCTGCCCGAACACTATAATTGGTGCGTAGAACAATTTCCATATTTAAATGGATTAATCATAACCAGTGATTTAAACACCCCAACTCTCATAGACGAAGAAGCAGATATTATCTACTATGAACCTGAAAGTATAAATCGAGAGGCTATTTTGGAACAGATTAGAGAGTTAATGCAGTTGGGAGAAATCACGGTAACTGATTTACAATAAATAAAACTATGAGTTGTTCTCAGCAAATAGTAACCAAAAAGATTTCCCATACCCATACGGTTAAAGATATTACAGATTTTAACCAAGTAGTGGGTAATTTATTGGTTAATTATCTGCCGCTGACTGGTGGAACCCTCACAGGCGATTTAAGCGCCACTAATATATTTCTAAATGCTGAAAGTCTCACAGATTTAAAAATTCTTAACTATGATAGTAATTATGATACCGTAAACACTTTATCAGCAGCATGGAATATGGGTGGAGGAGGTGATAATGATACCACAACTATTGTACAAACGCATTCTGCATCATGGATGAATAGTATTTATCTATCCCCTGTTAATGCGCCGGGATGGTATGAAGTTCCTATCAATGTTGAACAAGCAGGATTAATTATAACTGATCAGTCAACTCCATATGGAAGTACTTCCAATTTCCGTTTACCATCCCTATCTGCGTGTGTAGGACAAGGTGTTTTCAAATTTCTTGCTACAAGACCTAATCGACAAACCCAATTTTCAATATATGCAAATGCGGGAGATTTATCAATGGGGGCATGGTGTTTTCGTATTGGTCGCCAAATGTCACAGTATTCCTGTTATGCAAGCGATGTAGGAAATTATTTAGAATTGATGGTGTTGCCGGTGAATGAATCGCAAATGTGGGTATCTAATTGGGATGGATTTTTTAATTTAGGTGATACTGTAAAAGGTCGGGATAGTGGAGCAATAGGTATATTCATGTATCATATATCTGATTATTTTATTCTTCTTAATAATGTAACAGGTACATTTATTAATGGTGAATATATTGATGTAGTTGATCCTAACACATTGGATATAACCAATCAAGGAATAGCAACCATTACATGGAACGTTCCTATTCCTTATAAATGGGTAGCTCTCAATTATATTGGAAACTGGGAAGATCGAGATTAAATTATTAAATAATTGATATAATGACACCGGAACAAACATATCTTCAAGCTGAATTGAATCGAAAATTCGGAACATCTATTTCTACAGATGTTCAAAATAATTTCAATACTATTAGTGCAGCAATAGATACTATTCAAACAGGTTATCTTCCTTTATCAGGAGGAACTATGGCTGAGAGTGCCGCCATTGCATTTCCAAATGGTTCAAGATTAGTGCAAGGAACTACCGATCAATTTACTGGCGGAAATAAAGGTATTTCATTGCGTTGTTCACTTGATTATGAGTTAAATTATCAAGCAGGCCGATTAACTAATTATGAACAAGACGGATCAACTGTTAAGATACTTCCATTAGGTTCTCCTTTATCATTTTTGATAGATACTAATATTCTAGACAGTAGTAATATCAATAGTATTGATCCTAATGCACGTATATTACATAATGCCAACGGAGATGTTATGCTTGATTGGAACGGGTTAACCCTAACTGGAATAGGAATAGATTCATCTGTTCTCACAGAAGTATATGCCCATTCTGCTAATTGGAACGAGGTATTTTCTTCATGGAATAGTGCGTCTGCCACGCTTACGACAAAAGAGTTTACCGATTCAACATATCTTCCTTTAAGTGGAGGCAAATTAACTGGCAGTATAGGAATTAATAATGATCCTTTATATTTTAATATAGATTCCACAAATATAGGAAATTCCTATGGAGATTTGAATATAGGAGCAAGTAATAATATTATAATTAATCCTAATACAAATGTAATATTAACAGAAAATATTGGTAACGTCGGTATCGGTACATTGACCCCCGCCACAAAATTAGATGTTAATGGGGTTATTACTGTTACAGGCGGTGACAGTAATAAATGGAATAATGTATATACTTCGTTTAATACACAATCTGCTAATAATGCGTCAGTTTACACAACTGTCCAAAGTAACTCCGCATCAAATTGGAATTATCAAGGAACTGATATTAAATCTCTTACAGGTAATTGGCAAAATACTTCCACACGTTTCGCTTCCCAAAGTGCCAACAATCTAAGCAATTATACTACGGTTAATGTAAATAGTGCTAATTGGAATTCTGTTTATTCCAATGTTCAAACTAATAGTGCATCAAATTGGAATTATCAAGGAACCGATATTAAAGCATTAACTGGTAATTATTCTAGTAATTATACTAATGTTCAGAATAATAGTGCTAACTGGAATTCAGTTTATTCTAAGGTCAATTCAACATCAGGGAATTGGGATAATGCATACACCCAATCGAATATTTTTGCAAACAATTCAGCAAATTATAACAATATTGCCACTACTGTTCAAAATAATAGTGCTATTTGGGCGTTATCAGGGGGAACAGTATCAGTAGAAAATGATCCAATTTTCACTTCTTGGGCACAAAGCAACTCTGCTAATTATCAAGCAACTTTTGTTGCTGTTCAAAATAATAGTGCAATTAATTGGAATTATCAAGGAACAGATATTAAAACATTAACAGGTAATTATTCAAGCAATTATACTACGGTTAATACATCAAGTGCCAATTGGCAAAGCGTCTATTCCTCTTATAATACTCAATCAGCTAATAATTTATCAGTCTATTCCATAGTTAATACTAATTCTGCATTTAATTGGAATTATCAAGGAACGGATATTAAATCTCTAACATCTTCTTGGCAAAATACCTTTACTGATTTTAGCACTCAGTCAGCTAATAATTTATCAGTTTATTCCAATACTAATAGTAATAGTGCAAATAATGTTTCCGTATATACCACAGTTAATACTAATTCTGCAACATGGGCCTCGGGGACTGGTGGATCAGGAGGGGGAAAAATATATTATTTCAATCAAGCCATATTAGCACAATCACCCACAACCAATCTTCCCTTAACTGCAAAGCAATTAGGAAGTTTAGGATTAAGTGCTCAAACAATATATACAAGTGGAGTTGTTTCACAACTCGATTATACATTGATTGCCGGTTTTGTAACAGATGCGTTAGACCCGAACACTACTACTATACCCGGTGGTATTTGGGATTTTAATGTATGGGGATATTCCAATGCCAATACTAATAATCCAACTGTATTACAGGTAATAGTTTATACTTATGATGGAATAAATGCGCCTGTTTTACTTTCCACATCCAATGATGCAGTATTAACTAATAATGGAATATTTATTCAGCAGTCAATGTCGTGTTTAGTTCCACAGAAAACTGTATCATTATCTGATAGAATATATGTAGAAATTAGAGCAAAAGCAACTGCCAATAATAAAACTGTAACATTGGCATTCGGAGATTCTACTCCATCGCATCTACATACCACAATACCTTTTGTCGGAGGAACAGGGTTAGTAAAAGTTGTTGACGGGGTTACACAAACACCTGCTTCTCTTTTAGTTGACGTAGATGTTGCCTCTGCTGCAAATATAAATCAATCAAAGATTAGTGGTTTAACCACTGTTGTAGATAATGTAAATTCATCATACACCACTCTAAATACACAGAGTGCAAATAATCTAAGTAATTTTACTACAGTAAATTCTAATAGTGCTAACTGGAATTCAGTTTATTCTAATACCAATTCTAATAGTGCGAATAATATGTCGGTTTATTCCACTGTTAATACTAATTCAGCCGTTCAATGGAATTATCAAGGAACCGACGTTAAATCATTAACTGGTAATTGGCAAAATACCTTTACTGATTTCTCTGTTCAGTCAGCTAATAATCTAAGTAATTATACTACATTAAATTCTAATAGTGCTAATTGGTTAAATAATTATACTGGTTTTAACGCTCAATCAGGAAACAATGCATCAGTTTATTCTTATGTTAATAATATTTCAGCTAATAATCTAAGCAATTATACTACGGTTAATACCTATTCTGCTACATGGAATGCAGGCGGAGGAGGGGGGATTGACATAGGGGTTAGATCATTAACAAGTAACTGGCAAAATACTTTTACCACAGTTAATACAAATAGTGCAACATGGGGAACAGGTGGAAGCGGAGGAACCACTACAGTAACAGTAGAAGATGCAAATCTTATCATTGCATTGTCAATGTTCATTTAAGTAAATACTTTTATGCCTTCTTATTCTAAAATACCTTTATCTCAATCTGTAAACGGAAAATCTATACTGATTTCTTTATCTGCTCTTCCGGGGAATTTATTACATACTGCGGTGAACACAACTACCGGAGCAGATGAAGTATGGTTATATGCATCTAATACAACAGCAGCAGATAATATCACTACCCTTTATTGGGGAAGTACCGCAACAAGTGATTTTTTATCACAGACTAATATTCAAGCATATGCGGGATTGACTCTACTTATTCCCGGCATAATTGTTAATAACAGTTTACCAATATATGCGTTTACCTCAACTCCTAGTGCAGTTAATATTAGCGGATATGTAAATAGAATTTCTTAATTATGAGTATAAGATACGGACAAAAAATATCGACAATAGCCGATAAAAAAATTTCTAATTCATTTATGGCATTTAATAGAAGTGATCGAGTTAAATTGCCGTTTTCTAATACTACTAGTGTAGTGAATACTGTAAGACCTGCTGATTATATAACTATGCCATCAATTTCTAGTGCTGAACAGAAAGTAGCATTATTAGTCTTTGTATCAAATGATTCCTCGAATTTTTTAGCCTTTACCGTAGCAGGAAATTATACGGTTGATTGGGGCGATGGAGTAACTGAGAACTTTTCCACTGGAGTATCTGCCTATCATACCTATAATTATTCAACTTTTGATCCCACTAATACAACATTAAATTCAGAAGGATTTAAACAAGCACTTGTAATTATCACTCCTCAAGGAGGTGCAAATTTAACTTCGTTAAATTTCCAAACTAGACATACTTCTGCTAATAGCGTGAATTATTATTCACAACCTATCAGAGAATTATATCTGTCTGCACCAAATTTAACATCATTGACATTAGGCACTGCTTCCCCCACCTCAACAGTATATTCAAGGTATCTACGTTATGCAAATTTAATTAATACAGGAACATTAGCGTCTCTTTCCAGCGTGTTTCAGTCTATGTATAATTTGATATCGGTAGATATTGGATTAATTAACTCTGTGACTAATATGTCTTCCATGTTCAGTACATGTTATAATCTAACCAGTGTTCCATTATTTAATACAGCGAATGTGACTAATATGTCTTCCATGTTCAGTACATGTTATAATCTAACCAGTGTTCCATTATTTAATACAGCGAATGTGACTAATATGTCTTCCATGTTCAGTACA